CAAGAGAACAGACCGAGGAAATTACATCCAAGGTCCGAGATCGTACCACTGCGAGACTAAACTCATTTTTAAAGCGAGTTTAGTTCGGCCTCTCTGAGGAACAGTATTCCGCTCCTCATGTGACGACGGAACCCAAAGTCGGCTTAACAAAAGGCCAACTCCAACCAACTCATGAGTTCGACTCATTGCTGCTAGATTACGGACACGGTATCCTTCGACACCGTGTCGGCACCTAGAAGGCACGGCAACGTCAAGATTCTCGACGAAGCCGCCATCTCCGAGGGTTTCAGGTATCGCCAATTGAAATCGGCGAGGGACTTGAGACTTAAGGAAATGAAACACAGAACGAAGCCTAACATCACAGCCGAATCTTGCGAGACGGCGGTGCGCGAAGCGACGAACTGCGTTAGCTAAACGGTAAACCGTCAGCACGTTGGAAAGTATATCTTTCAGATATATGGGTTTGACATCGGCACCCCAAGCATAATGTGCTCCACAACTTTCACGGAAAAATGAATGAGAGTGACTCTTCTTCTCATTCAACGTGAAACCATAAAAAGCACTACACTTGGAGAAGAGATCAAGGCACCCTACGGGAATAATAACATCATCCCCATAGACCGACACACGATTCACGCTCGCGCTGAGCGAGTCCGTGTGAAGGAACTCTACGACACATCTTGCGATAGCGTAGAATAGAAGTGATTGAAGCTGGAATGTGAAGCCGTTCCCCATCGAGGAGAACTTCTCCCACTCGAGCAAATCACTGCCTTGTTGACCGAATCGGCTCCGACAACTATCTAGAAGCGAGAACCATCGAGGAGGTAATAAGTCCTCGACGACACAACGCGCGATAGAGTCCGAAGCAGAAGAAAAATCGACCGTTGCCAAATGAGAGTGTTTTGAGCTCTCACAGGCTAGGTTTTGGTTAATTTCCTGCTTCGACAAATCGATGCCGACCCTAAGAAGGCGCCTCTGCAGCATGTTGCCGATCGCTTTTTGAAACCAGAGATTTAATCCTGGCTCAATAGCAATGACGCGATTCGCAGTTGCATCCTTAGGAACAGTGACCACCTTATTCCCTACCTGAAAAATCGGAAAACCGATCTCCAGTAAGTGAGAATACCAGGTTGGGTAAGCTTCCCTCAACATAGTATCTGGGAACAAGGCGTACAGATCTTTCGTGATCCCAGCTTCATGCTGGAACTTATTGGCAGAACTGGCGTCTCGCGCTTTCACAAGCGTGGTGGCACCAGGACCCCAATTCGCGGTCGAAAAAATCTCTTCAACATTAAAGTCGCCAAGAACACTAGCTATTTTACGCCTGATTTCATTATGAAGCCAGACGACGGGCCCACAGAAGAGAGGGTCCGCAGCTAAGTTCCTAAAGCGTCCATTAGTATGCTTACACTGAAGTTCGAATTTTAAGAACTTCTTTACTGCCACGTCGTCCAAGTCATATCCAAGGGATAATCCCTTGAATTTTGACAAGAACTTCGTAGCAGCGTAAGCATCCCCCAACTCCACCGCTGTAAGGTAGTGGAGTGGATCAAACGCCAGATCAGCCAGCTGGGCATGCTCACCGTAATAGTAGAGCATCCATACTGTTTGAGCTCGCGGACAATCCAGGGATTGGAGAAACTTCTCGATAGCATCAGAGGTTACCTCTAATGGCGCACGGTAACGCCGAGCTTCATCAAGAAAGCTCGAACTACGCTTCTTAAAAGACATAGTGGTCTCCGAGTTCTACGAATTAGCGGCACGTGTCTTTAATACGGGCCGTCGAAATTCGTGACCGCGGCGATCAGAGGACTCCCCGTTGCATCTGAGGGAGCCGCATCTGAAGCCTGGATCGTCGTCGCGAAAAGCGACCGCATATGGCTGAGCAACGCAGTCCGCTCGGCCGCGGTGGACCTTTCCGGCAACATGAACTCCATGATCCCCAAGCACTGATAAGCTAACGTGGGCCCCGGCGTAATGCCGTTGTACGCGTTGCCGACAGTCTCAAGGGTCGGG